CGATATGATGAGTCAAATCAAATGAAAACGTTGATTGTTATGCAGATACTTGGTAATACTAAGACTTTCTTTGACACACAAGCTAGTATTGTAGATACAAATGTTAATGAATATTTAAACAAGACAATAGAAGATCAATATGGTATTCTATTTGATATGGCACAGGAAAATACAATTACGGAGATGATAGATGCCCAGTATTGAGTATTCAGGATTAAAGATAACTGGGGGCAAGGTCTTCGCTATCTTCACATTGTTAGGTGCCTTGGGGGGTGCGGCTTGGACTGGCTTCACTTTCTATCAGGATTACTTGGATATGAAAGAGAAGATTTTAACGTATACCGAGCCGGACCTCAGCGGATTTGATAAGAAAATTTCACTTCTTGAAAGTGAAACGAAAGCACAAATGGAAATTGTAATACAGAAAGTAGAGGGTTTAAAAAGTGAATTAGATATAGTTTTAGAGGAAGTAAATCTTATTGCATCAACTGCAAGAGAACTTAAGGATGATTTAAAAACAGATCTACGTCAAATGGAAGGTGATGTTCGCCACATAACAGAAATAGTTAATGATGTAGAGGACAGACAAAAGGAAGATAATAGAGAGCTTTTAGAAGAAATGAAATTATTGGAAGATAATTTAGATTTAAAAATTAATAAAGCTTTAAACAATCCTTTGACTGGAATGTCTGCAAAAACAAAATAGTATTTGGTTTCAAGTAAAATAAAAAAGTTAATTTATACCGAAGTTAGGCTTTGGTCTAAACATTACTTAGAAGTTCCTAATAAACATCTTAACAAAATGCCTGCTTGTCCTTTCGCGGCGAAAGCTTGGGTGGATAGTAAAGTAGATATAGTAATTAGAAATCCTGAAATTGGATATGTGAGAGAGCTACATAAACACATTAAAAACATTAATTTTAATAAAAAAGAAATACTTATTTACTGCGACACTTATTTTAAAGAGTATAGTCTTAATAAATTTCAAAGAATTATTGATAACTTTAACAGAAAATATAATAAAAAAGATGTGTATTTTATGGGATTTCACCCATACAACCCACCTAATGAAGAAGAACAAGAGTTTTTATTAGATCCTACAGGAGATACGTCTAATCTTCCTGATTCAAAGATAGATTTTTCTATGATGTTAATACAAAAGTTCTCGCAATTATATGAAGCATCTGATAAACTACATCGTATGGGATACTATGATAAGTGGCCCAGAGACTACTACCATGAGGTAGTGTCGTCTAGACAAAAACAATTTAAAAAGCTTTTTAAAGGAGAAACAAAATGCCAGGAATGAAAAGAAAAAATGGTATGATGATGGACAAAGTTGGCATGATGCGCGGCGGTGGTATGACTAAAATGCGCGGCGGCGGCATGGCAAAGAAAAAGAACGTCAAGAAAAAAACCAAGAAAAAAACCAAGAAAAAATAAAACTTAAACCACCCCTATCTGGGGTGGTTTTATATTAACCACTTCTTTAAATCTTCACCCAATACTTTATTAGCTAAGTTTATTTTACTTCTTAAATTTTTAACAATAAACTCATCAACAGTTCCTTCAGATAAAAGATCTATATATGTAACCTTTTCTGTTTGACTTATTCTATGCGCTCTATCTTCAGATTGCAGTCTTATTTCTAAATCATAGCTGTTACTATAATACACAACGGTATGACTAGCAGTAAGAGTGAGACCGTATCCACCTGTTCTAGGATTTCCGATAAAAAATCGTAGAGGATCTTTTCTATCTTGAAACCTACTAACAATATCCTGCCTATCATTCTCAGCAGTGTCACCATAAAACGACTCCACAGTTTCTTTTCCATATCTTTCTGAAAGTATTTCGTTAATTTTTTTGATATCATGACGATATATCGCCCAAATAATAACTTTTCCATCTATTTCCTCTAATATATTTAACAACTCACTCATTCTATTGTTTTTTAAGGGTCGCTCTTTTCCATCATCCGTCATTAGATAACCACAAGTAATTTGATGAAGTCTTACCATTTGTGCAAGAGCACTAGCTGCACTTGTTTGAGAATCCTCTAAAACCGTGACCGCGTGTTTTTTCATTTCTGTATATGCTTTTAATTGTTCTGAAGTTAAAGATACGCTTCTCTTCATATAAATCTTACTAGGTAAATCTAAACAATCTTCTTTTAAAACTCTATATGAAAACTTATCTAATTTACTATTTAATTCATCTAGTCTTGTATATCCGGTAACAAGTTTAAAAGAATGACTACCAACATTTCTATCAACCATTAAAGCATAACGATTACGAAAAGTATAATATGAAGAAAAGTCCAAGTATAACGGATCAAGGAAATAACATTGTGTATACAAATCTAACGGTGATTTAGTTACAGGAGACCCTGTTAATATTCTACGATACTTTGCATAATCTCTTAATTTTAAAACATTCTTTGTTCTAGATGCAGTAGGTGATTTAATAGTAGTGGATTCATCTATCGCCATTAAACAAGAATGAGCTAATAAAAATCTTTTAGCAATGTCTAAACCTTTTTTTGTGCTAAAAGCCTCGATATTCATCAAAAATATGACTAACTCCTCATCATGTTTAAATAATTTTTGATTTTCTTTTTGTTGTTTTTTTGTTGTAGCAGGAGACCAGGCAACAATATTATATAAAATGTGCTCTGGCATATGTATGGGTATTTCTTGTTTTTCCCAATTTCTATAAACACCCTTTGGCGCCACAATCAATGCTGCATTTATTTTTCCTTTATCATAAAGCATAGCGATATTATCAACTAAAACTTTCGATTTACCTGTGCCCATTTCCATAAATAAAGCATAGTTTTCTTTATTATGACAAGCACCCAAAGCTTTTATTTGATGCTCATATGGCTTTGTTTTGAACTTATAATCCATAACTAACTCTTTCTTTAATTCTTAAAATAAAAATAATACTTGCAAAAGTATTTGTCAATCTCTATATTTAAAAGCAGAAGTAAGAATGACTGTATATATAATACAAGAAGTGGTCGGTAGAAATGTTTTAAGTGCTGAAAAATATGGCAAGTTAGAACTTTTATTACCTGAGGGTTCTCAATTAGTTTTGAGCACTGGACCTACTGTTAGACGTTTAAACAACAAGTTAAAAAATTTTTGTGATGACGATTATTTATTATTAATAGGCGACCCGTCTATTATAGGTATTGCATGTGCAGTTGCAGCGAATTATAATCGCGGTAGATTTAAATGTCTTAAATGGGATAAGAGAGAATATAAATACTATCCTATAGAAGTAAATTTATACGAGAAGGGAGAAATAGATGAGTAATTTAATATTAGACATGGAAGAAGATGTAACTAAACCTACTATTGGTGACAATTCTTTAAAGGAAGTATCTGATCTTTGTTCTGATTTAGCCTCTGAACAAAATGAATATGATGAGCTTGAAAAAATGTTAAAAGATAAAGCCAAAAATATTCGTAAATTATCGGAAGAAATTATTCCTGCTAGAATGGCTGAATTAGGGTTAGAAAGTTTAACGCTTAAAGATGGGTCACAGATTAAAGTGAAACAAAAAGTACAAGCTTCTATTCCTATAAAGTTTCGTGAAGATGCTTTTAAGTGGCTTCGTGATAACGGACATGGTGACTTGATTAAAAATCAAGTATCTGCTACGTTCGGTAAAGGTGAGGATGTGACGGCTACTGAGTTTGTTGATAAAATTCAAGAGTTAGGTTACACTCCTCAACAAAAACTATGGGTTGAACCTATGACATTGAAAGCTTTTGTAAGAGAGCAAATCAATGGTGGTAAGGAAATACCTATGGAAAAGTTCGGAGTCTTTGTTGGCGCCGAAACAAAAATAAGTAAAAAGTAAAATGTACATAGGAGGTACAAAATGGCAAATGCAAATGCAAACACTAATAGTGTTTCAAAGAAAGAAAGCAAACTACCTGTAATCGCCTTAGAGACTATGGAATTGGACGCATCAAGCGGCCTTGAAAATATCTCACAAGATGATTTAGCTACACCAAGACTTAAAGTCTTGATGCAACTTTCTCCAGAGTTGGAAGAAGTTGAAAATGCGAAAGCTGGAATGATTTTTAATACAGTTACAAATGACTTGTATGACGGATCAAAAGGTATTCGTGTTTTACCATGTGCGTATCAACGTCAATATGTTGAGTGGGCTGATAGAGGACAAGGATCGGGAGCACCGATAAATGTTTTTGATGCTTCTAGTAACATCTTAACGAGAACTACTAGAGATGATAATAACAAAGATCGTCTTGAGAATGGTAATTATGTTGAGACTTGTGGTAATCATTATGTGTTATTAGTAACAGATGATGGTGACGCAACTCCTGCATTGATTACCATGAAAGCTACTCAATTAAAAAAGAGTAGAAAATGGAACTCAATGTTACTTAACTTAAAACTTAAAGGTAAGAATGGATTGTTTACTCCTCCTTCTTACAGTCATTACTACAATTTAAAAACAGTTAAAGAAGGTAATGATAAAGGTAATTGGTATGGTTGGGAGATCTCAAGAGAAAAACAACTTGAGGATGCTAATTTATATTCAATGGCTAAAACCTTTGCTGAAAGCGTAAGTAAGGGTGAAGTTAAAGTTAAATATGAAGAAGAACCTGCTACTACAAATGAGCAGAAAGTTCCTTTCTAAATTACCGGGGCGGGTAACCGCCCCTTTTTAATTTTATGGATGATAGAGTAAAAAAATTTAAGAGCGTTTTTTATGGATTAGATAGAGCTTATGGTCAATACGTTAGCGATGGTCAGTCGGTTAATGGTAAGGCTTCCGGTAAAGCTTTTATATTAAAGCAACCTGTAAATGATCAATTATGGATAGATCATATTAACGGAAAAGATCCTAGTTTAGGTATCATACCAATAAGAGATGATTCAAATTGTATATGGGGATGTATAGATATAGATACTTATCCATTAGATTTTAAAAAAATTATAAAAAAGATTAGAAAATTAGATTTGCCTTTAGTTATGTGTAGATCTAAAAGTGGCGGTGCTCACATATTTTTATTTTTAAAGGAACTTACACAAGCAAAGTTAATCAGAGACAAATTGATAGAGTGGTCTGGTTTAATAGGTTATGCTAATTGTGAAGTATTTCCAAAGCAGATAGAAATTAAAGCTGATAGAGGAGATACAGGAAATTTCTTAAACTTACCTTATCACGGTGGCGATGAGAGTATGAGACATGCTTTTAATGATGAGGGGCAAGCTATAACTTTAAGTGAGTTTTTTTCTTTGTATGAAAAGCATAGTATAAACAAAAAAGATTTAAAAGATTTTAAACCAAAAGTAGAAAGACAAATAAATGAATTGAATGATGGTCCCCCTTGTATTGCAACACTAATGTCTCAAGGAATACCAGAGGGAGGAAGAGATAATACACTTTATCAATATGCGGTTTATGCTAAAAAAAAATGGCCGGAACAATGGAAAGATAAAATAGATGAGTTTAATCATAAATATATGGAAAGACCTCTTGGGTCAGCACAAGTACAAAAAACAATTACACAACATGAAAGAAAAGATTATCAATATAAATGTAAAGACCAACCAATGTGTTCAGTTTGCTCACCAATACAATGCAGAGCAAAACAATATGGTATAGGCAACTCTTTTGAACATCAAGTAAGTGATTTGACAAAATTTGAAAGTGATGAATCAACTTGGTTTTTAAACATAGATGGTAGAAGATTAAAATTATCTACAGAACAACTGTACGATCAACATAGATTTAGAAAAGCTTGCCTAAATGAAATAAATATTTTACCAAACATTATGCGCCCACAAGATTGGGATAGTAGAATACAATCATTATTAGAAGTTGTTGAAGTCATTCAAATGCCTCATGAAATTACAAAGACAGGTAGATTTGAAAATTTATTGGAGAGATTTTTAGAGGATCAAGGTGAGGCAGAGCACATAGACGAAATAGAAATGGGTAAGGCTTTGTTTGAAGATAAAGAATATACTGATATAATAAAAGATAGCGGTGCCGAAAAGGAGATTAAGATTAAGAAAATGACGGCTTTTTTTAGATCAGATTGGTTACAAAAGTTTTTGAAGAAAAATGATTTTAAAGATTTTAGCACAACAGAAATGACGGCTCATATTAGAAATAAATTAGGCGGCGGTGACGTAAGACGTAAAGTAAAAAATAAAACCACTTATTTGTGGTATTTACCTTGGCAGAAAAAAAATGATGATGAGTTTAAAACTCCAGATATGAGAGAAGAGGCTCCGTTTTGAAAAATATAATATTTGGGCCACCAGGAACAGGTAAGACCACGCACTTACTTCGCATTGTAGAAAAAGAATTGCAAGAAAACAAAGTATCGCCAGATAAGATAGCTTATTTAGCGTTTACAAACCAAGCAGCAGATGAGGCTTTATCTAGAGCTATCTCTCAATTAAATTATAGCACAAAAGATTTTATGAATTTTAGAACATTACATAGTTTAGCGTATAGAGAATTACATTTAAAAGAAGAAAATATTATGAGCGATGATGATTACAGAACAGTATCTAATAAGCTACAAATTAATTTAAGTAACCCTAATAAAAACGTAGAGACATATGGTGCGGGTTATCCCGATGATATTTTTATGAAAGTTATTGACGGTGCAAAAGTCAGAGGACTTACAACTCAAAATTTCTTTAATGATCCTAACGTAGGACATTTACAAGGTGGCTGGTTAAAATTAAAATACATAGATCAAGCTTTACATCAATACAAGTCGGACAGAAATAAGTTTGATTTGACAGATTTGATTGTTGAGTTTAATAAAAAACATTATGATACTATACCACGCTTTGATGTTGTTATCATAGATGAAGCACAGGATTTGAGTTGGTTGCAATGGAAGATGGTAGAAAGAATTATTGAAAATAGTAAAAGAGTTTATGTCGCCGGTGATGATGATCAAGCAATATATCGTTGGGCAGGAGCGAGGCCAGAGTATTTAATTAATATGGAAGGTAAGAGAACAATATTAAATAAATCATATCGACTTTCTAGTTTAATACATAAACATGCTAACAAATTAATTACAAGAATATCAGACAGAATTGATAAAGAGTGGACATCAAGAGACGATCACGGTGAAGTAAACATACATCCGATTGAACAATTGCAAAAAATGAAAGAGGGTGAATGGTTAATATTAGCAAGAGATAGATATAGATTAGATAAGTTAGAAGAAGATTTAAGAATTTACGGTTATTATTATAAAAGAGGAGATAAAACTTCTATTAACAAAAAAATACATCAAGCTATAATAGCTTGGGAAGACTTACGTAAGGGTAGAGAAATAAGTATTAAAGATGTTAAAAGTTGTTATGCTTATATAAAGACAGGAGAAGGTGTTGAAATAGAACATAAAGGTATGAGAAGGGCTGATAAAGAAAAGTTATATAATTATGAAACTTTGAAAAAAAATTATGGATTAAAAGTTGATAAAGACTTGCCATGGTTTAAAGCTTTAAAAAATATACCGCCGTCAAAATCTATTTATGTAAGAGCAGTCTTACGTCGTGGTGAGAACATAAGACACGAACCACGGATCAAGTTATCGACTATACATGGATCAAAAGGTGGAGAGTCAGATAATGTTATGTTGTTAACAGATTTATCTCGCAAAGCAGATGATGAATATTGGAGACATAGAGATTCAGAGCGTCGAGTATTTTATGTAGGAATGACACGTGCTAGGAATATATTAAACATTGTTAGATCTCAATCTGACAGAGAATTTTCGGAGGTTTTTTAATG